ACGAATTCGACGTTCGTCAAAAGCAGACTGTCGCCAGCGGCGCGGGCGTCCTCGCGCGCGGCACCGCCATGGGCAAAGTCACCTCCAGCGGCAAGTGGATCAAGGCTGCATCCGCCGCGAGCGACGGGTCGCAGATTATCCGCGGCATTCTTCTGCACGATGTCGACACCACGAGCGCCGATGTCGAGGCGATCATCGGTCGGCGCGGTTCGTGCAACCCCGCAGCCGTCACCTTCGGCACCGGCCACACCGCAGCCAGTGCCTACGATGCCTGCATTGATCGCGGCATCGTCTTTCGCAACGTCGTCGGCGGTTAATCCGGTCGATCAAGGGAGCTTTTCGTAATGGTTGACGTTTTCGACGGCCAAGTACTCAATCGCGTTGTCGACAACACCGTCGACCGCACCTCGTTTCTTGTCGACACCTTCTTCCCCGAAGTGCAGGTGTCGGACGAAGAGACGATCCTCTTTGACGTGACGACTCAGCGCAAGCTGATTACGCCGTTCGTCTCGCCCCTGGCCGAGGCAAAGCTTACCTCCGCGCTTGGCTACGAAACGGACTCGTTCCGCCCGGCTTACCTCAAGGACAAGCGCGCGTTCGACCCGAAAAAGGGCTTCAAGCGCGTTGCCGGCGAGACGATCGGCGGTGCGCTGACCCCGCAACAGCGCGTCGATCGCGCCATCAAGGCCAACCTCGGCGAGCAGATCGAAATGCTCAACGGCCGGTTTGAGGTGATGGCCGGTGACGTGCTCGTGAACGGCACGGCGACCATCTCGGGCGAGAATTATCCGACCCGTGTCGTCGACTTCCGCCGCCGCGGCGAAAACCGCGTCGTCAAGACCGGCGCTGCTCGGTGGGGCCAGGCCGGCGTTTCGCCATTCAACGATGTTGATTACGAAGCACAGGAAATGTCCGACGCGACCGGCTACGCGCCGACCGATGTCGTCATGACGGTGGACGCGTGGCGCCTCTATCAGGCCGACCTTGTGGCCAACCACAAGGACTCGATGGACACCACGCTCAAGAACCTCGCCATGACCGAGGTGGCGCTCGGTTATGTCAATCAGCCGCGCGACGGCGTCACCTACCGCGGCAAGGTTGGCTATCTCCGCTTCTGGACTTATTCCGGCTCTTATACTGACCCGGAGACGGGCAATACCACCCCGACATTGCCGGCCTATACGGTCCTGATCGGCGGTGCTTCGATCGACGGTGTGCGCCACTTCGGCGCCATTCAGGATCACGACGCGGGCATTCAGGCCCGGCAGTATTTCGTCAAGTCGTGGACGATCCCCGACCCGAGCCGTCGCATCCTCTTGATGCAGTCGGCGCCGCTGTTGGTCCCGTATCGGATCAACAACATCAAGTCGATGAAGGTCAACTAATGCGCCTCCGCGGCATTGGCATGACCTTGGAAGGGGCGGAGGGCGTTAAGTCGCCCCCGCACCCGTTCATCGAGGTCGAGGATGGCGAGGCGGAGACGCTGCTCGCCCTCTATCCGAAGGGCGTTGCGGTCGTCGGTGACGATGACAGCGAAGAGCCCGACGACGACACGACGACCGGCTCGGAAGGGCCGGAAACGATCGACGGTGCGGCAGGCGACGACACGCTCGGTTCGGGCGACGGTTCGGACACGCTGGCCGGCGGCGAGGGTGGCGACACCCTGCCCGGTTCGGAAGGTGGCGACACCGTCGTCGGTGCTACCGGCGGCGACACGCTGGCCGGCGGCACGGGTGGCGACAGGGTCGAGCATCCCACCGACCTCGTGGACGCCTTCGAATTGCTCGAGGCCGATGACTTCGTGAAGACCGGCGACCGCAAGGGCAAGCCCTCGGTCACGGCGATCAAGAACATCGTCGAACGTGACGTGAGTGCCGAGGATATCGACGCTGCATGGGACGCTCGCCAGGCGGCCGAGTAAACGGCCGGGAAGGCCAACAATGATCGAGACGGACGAAGACCGGGCGCTGTTTTTTGACCCGGCTGTCTTCGGAGAGACGGCGATTGTGACGATTGGCGATGCCGATCCGTTCACAGTCGCCGTTATCTTTGACACCCGCCCGCCGTTTACGGCCACCAACTTTAAGGGCTTCAGTGGCACCGACGATATGGGCCGCGGGTTCGGTGAGGTCGCGGGCGCTTCGCCGCGCATAATGGGCGCGACCTCCGCTTTGGCAGCGATCAAGGCGGGCCGCGCAACGATCGTGGTCGCGGGGCAAACCTACACCGCATATCGCAACACACCCGACGGCACCGGCATGTCCATTGTCGAGCTCAAGGAAGCCGATTGATGGCGCTCCACCCCCGCAAGATTATCCGCCTGGCCGTCGTCGCAGCCCTCAAGGCCGCCGAAACGGCCGCGCAGGACCGCGTGTGGGCCGGAGAGACGCCCCCCGTGGAGGTGCGCGAGGTCCTGATTAAAGAGGGTCCGGTCATGCTCGTCTATACGCGGCGCGACCGCGCATCGGCCGGCTACCCTGCGACCGGCATCGGAGCCCAAAAGCGCGAGTGCGACCTCATCGTCGAAATCCTCGCGGCTGGCGGCTCGGCCGTCGATGACAAGCTTGATGACCTCGCCGAGGTGGTCGAGCCGATCGTTGACGGCTTCGAAGTGCCCGGCCTGCCGGCGACTGAGATTCGGCTTGAAGAGACGAACGTCGAAACGACGGACCAATTCGAGAAGCCGGTCGGTGGCGCGTACCTGCTCTACACCGCCTGCTATTGGCGCGCTGGCCGTGTTGATCCGGATGAAGGCGACATGGCCTGTCCGACCGACGTGGGCTTCAAGGTCAACGGAGGCCCGCGCGAGCAGGTCGACGTTTCCTGCGAATGTGACCACCCGTGACCCTCGTTTTCGGTCGTGGCGCCAGCGGCGTCGGCCACCCCGAATTGACGGAGATGGAGCGCCGGCACGCGGGGCATATCATGTTCGGGCGGGTGGCCGAGGCGGACTATACCAAGGCGCTCGTGCGCGTCGCGATCGGCGACGAAGATGACGAAGAGGGGCACTTGCTCACCGGATGGCTTCCGTTGGGCGCGGCGCGCGCGGGCGGCGACCGGGAATGGCACCCGCCCGAGGTCGGCGAGCATGTTGTCGTGCTTTCGGAATCGGGCGACACGCCGAATGGCATCGTCATCCCGGGCGGATTTTACACGTCGGATTCGACGGCGCCAGGCGATCGGGCGGGGCTGTGGCGCAAATCGTTCAAGGACGGCGCCACGATCGAATATGACCGCGACGCGGGCGCGTTCCTGATCGACGCGAAGAGCAAGGCCACGCTCAAGGTTGGCGATTCCACGGTGGTGATGAAGGGTGGCAGCAAGATTACGCTCACCGTCGGCGATTGCGCGATCGAGATGAGTAACGGCACGCTCAAGCTATCGGCCGGCGGTCAAACCGTCACCCTTTCGGGCGCCGGCGTGGCCTCGAGCGGCAAGATTGCGGGCCAGGACGGACTCGACGTGCAGGGCGGGTCGTTCAAGCATAACGGCACCAACGTGGGTGCGACGCACAAGCACCTTGGCGTGCAAACCGGCTCCGGCACGTCCGGCGCCCCAATGCCGGGATAAAAACAGGGATAACGGATTTATCCGTTGACTCTCCGCGAATCATCCGTCATTTGAGGTGTATCGGAACACTTGGCACAGCCGGGGAGGTCGAGATGAAGAACCGCTAATCGCTGACTGTTTTTCGACTTACAGAATGTTGCTGATTTGTAGTTTCCGCCCGGCGCGCCGTTATCGCCCGCGAGTTACCTCGCGGGGCGTCGGGTGGATTGGATCGCGGGCCAACGCTGTAGCCGGTAGGGGTTTCCGACCGTGAGGGCACAGTTGGGATGATCGTAATTCGGACGATTGAGGTTTAGCCGTGACCCGGGGGCAGAGCCCGGCGGCTCCACCATCTATTGCGGACGCAGCCAGAAACAGACGGCTTCGGCACGTCGGGTTGTCACACAACAGTCCGCAATAGCTGATGGGGCCGACACAGGATCGAGCGGCAAGGCCGAGATATGGACGCGATCGGGAAGGCTCCACCTCGACGGGGCAAAGACGTAACTGTCAACGACAACGAGGCTCCGGCCTCTTTCCGCCTGGCCGCTTAACAGCGACCAGCGCCGCCCGGGGGAAGCGGGGCAACAGAATTCCCCCCTGAGTTTCGAGCGCCCGCCCCTCCCCGAAAGTAGGGCGCGCGAATGGGCGGCGGCTTCCCCCGGCCGTCGCCCCAATGTTTGCTGCCCCGTAGAGCGGTATGTCGGTTCAACTCCGGCCGCGGGAACGGCAAATGGGTGGCGGCGCGGTACTCCGAAAGGGGCAGCTTACCGCGATGCGCCGCCACCCAACCCTACCGGCCAATTTCCCCACCCGCGCCATAGTGGCGCAATGGCCGGAATCGACCGCATCACGGGCAAATGGCTCGACGACGGGTGGGCGCACACCGCGCAAAGCATCGCTGTCCTGCTCACCACGACTTATCGGTCGCGCGTGATGCGCCGGGGTGTGGGCGCGGACATGCCGCGCATGGTCGACAAGCCCATCACGCCGGCCACCGTGATCGATTTCTATTCGGCCGCTTCGCGGGCGATTGCCAAGCATGAGCCGCGTTTCCGCGTGTCGCGCATGGGCGTGGACACCGCGACACCGGGCGAGCTCAACCTGTCCGCCGTTGGGGTCTATTTCCCGCGCGGGCACCTCGGCGATTTCTCCGTCTCCGTCCCTCAAACCGTGAGTGTGCCGCTGTGAACAAGTGCCTTGCCGCATGGACGGCCCCGGCCCCTTCTTTTCCCGAGTATCTCAACTTCTCCATCGACGGCGAAGACGTTGTTGTGGTGCTCCGCGAGGCTCCCTTTGCGGGTGTCGGAGGTCATTTGACCAACGGCAATACGGCATCCCTGCGCCTTCCCGTTGACGCCTTCATTGCGGTGTTCAACTCT